CTACTTTCCAAAGACGTTAATTTGCCTGGGCGTTTTGGCCATTATCTGCTCAAGCGCAATTTTGGCTTCAAGTTCGCTGAAAGTATTTTCAGAGATAAATGAATCGTCATCGCCGCAGATTGAATCGAGCGGAACTGCCAGCACGTTTCCCATGCGTTTATTAGCCGTTTCTTCACGCTTCAACGTCGTCAGCCGATTATACAAGCTAGCCTTGAAATAGCAGCCGTAAGTTGCTTTCGTCGTTGTCTGATTGTAGCTGAGAGCCGTAGAGCAACAGATAATATAAGCCTCTTGAAGCAAATCGTCCCGATCCAAAGTTCTGAAATGAAACGAATTGATCGCCCTAATAACCAACGGCTTGTATTTTGCAAACAGCTCTGCCAATGAGTCCTCGCAATGGTACTCCTTAAATCGTCGAAGCAATTCTTTCGTTGCTTCATCTTTGTTTTGAGTCATGATAATGCCCCCTTATAAATATTCCTGTCGTGACTTGAATGTCACGAATATAATATAATTCTTTTTAAGTGTTTTGTCAGTATTTTTTCATCTTAAAATCCCATTTTTAATAATTGTGTAATATTAAAGAAATAAAGTAACAACTAAGTCTGTTTTTTTGTAAAAAATGAATTTGACAATTTTATCATGAAACGGTGGTGCATAGTCTTATCGGTTTCTGGTGTAGTAAGTTTGAAGAGACTTCTTAATCACTCGATTTTAGAGAATTGGAGCTCCAAATTGATTAAAAAGTCTATTGAGACTTATTTTGTTATCTCAAGAACAAAATTGTACTTTAATTCACAATCATCCATTAAGTGGTCGTCCTTCATGGGCTGATATAAAAACATTGCAGTTAGGCAAGAAATACATTGATAGATCTATTATTATAGGTCATAAAGGAAATGTTACTGAAATATCTTTGTCTAAGAGAAATAAAGATATTATGAAAACGCTTGAAAAATGGTATAATTACTATGTAAGAGATGGATTTACAAAGCAAGGATCGATTTTAAAAGCAACAGATAAACTGTATGAGGAGAAGGTGCTCCGCTATGTCGAAAGATGAACAAAGGCTAACATGGATGGCTATTGATGATACTTATTGTGTGTCTCCTGAAGAAGAAAGAAAAATACTGGATAGAATTAATAAAAAAATAGAGAGTAACTTTGAATTTAAGAAAAGAGAAGAAGCAACAGATAAATATTTAAAAGATCATAACATTATATAAAGCATTCACAGAATTATTGTGGGTGCTGTTTTTATTATACGCCACTGCTTAGAGTTATAGACGACCAGCAATAGCCGTCTTTTTTATAAGGAGAATTAATCGGAGTCTTATAAAATTAACTACGCTTTACGAAATAAAGAAATACTTAGTGAAGCGCAAAGAAAGTTAGTTACGAATTTAGATAATGCAATTGATAAACTGTCTAAGTATTCTAGCAAGCCCCCTCTTTATCGTTCCTACAGTAACGTTTTAGGATTTGACAGCATGAAGTTTGCGATTGATGTTGGAAATAAAGAGGTTTTAAGCGATTCCGCTTTTTTCTCTACTTCAACAGATATTTATGACCCGAACGATGATCTGAGAGTTATCATCTTAAAAAGCAAATCGGGAGCAGTTTTAGGAAAATACGATACAACTGGAGAAAAAGAAGTTCTGTTTCCTAGAAATACAGTTTTTAAAGTGGTAAAATGTTACACCGAAAGACGTGAAAATGATAAAAAGGTTCCGATTATCGAGGTAGTAGAAAATGAATAAGAAACCGTATTCTGACAGCAGATGGCACGACGCTGATTTTGAAACTGTAATGAACCTTAAACCGCTTAAGCACTCAGAAGAGTATAAGAAAATGGCAAAAAAGTTTTTGAGTGAACTGTACGGTAAGGAATTGAAGGATGAAGATTTGCCGGAAGAACTGAGACCTGCAAAAACGAATGACAAAGATAACGAAGACGACAAGTAGCAAATAGTATTCAAGACGGACCAACCGTCTTTTTTTATGCCCTTTAACCACTACGGCGTTGAGCGGTGTCAGTGGACTACAAATCCAAAGGCGTGTCCGACGTGTGCAGAGTATGCCAGGCATAACGATGGTGTATATCGCGTCAAGGACGTGCCTACACTGCCTGCATACTGGAAAGATAAAGAAATAATGGCTGACGAAAAATACATGAAATATCATCCGATAAAAATAGATTCTGTAAATAAAATTCCAATTAAATTTAAATCATATTCAGTTATCGCAAAATGCAAAGATGGTATTATAACACAATATAGGCTTTATGATGAAAAAGGCAATGCTAGCGTCGATTTCGGTTTAACTAATCATGGCAATTCCAAACATCATAAAATTGTTCCGCATAAACACGAATGGCATTTAATTACCGAAAAAATGGTGTAAAATACATTAGAGATAAAAATAAAGATGTTCCACTAACGGAAAGAGAATCGGAATATTTGGAAAGGTGGCGTAAGTATGACGATAGATGACTTAAAGGATTCAATGAACATGTGTATGGAAATTACATTTGTTTATAAGAAAAAGGAGTTTTTTCTTGAACCTGATGAAAATTCTGACAAGTGGTTGTTCTTTCAGCAGGGGAAGGAAGACCCTGAATATTTGAGCTACCAAGGAGTGATTAATCTAAAAATAGATGGTAAATCGCTTTCTGAAGTGCTTCCTATGTGTACTTACGTTAATTATTGATTAACAAATATATTCAAGACGGGTCGACCGTCTTTTTTTATGCCCTTTAACCACTACGGTGTTGAGTGGTGTCAGTGGACGGCAAAGCCAAATGCGTGTCCGACGTGTGCAGAGTATGTCAGGCATAACGATGGTGTATATCGCGTCAAGGACGTACCGACACTGCCTGCACATCCTAACTGTCGGTGTGCACTGTCTGCATACTGGAAAGATGAAAAGAAAATAATTGTTAAAGGAGAATCCGGGGCGATTCTAGAAAGAAATAAGCATATTGATGATTTCATTCCAGAATTTAAGGAAGAAGAGATTGTAAGGCCTTATATTTAGAATTCGCTCAAAGCAATCGCAAAGATAGCGTTAATAAAATTAGTAAAGCTTCTGCAATGCCAGTAAAGGATGCTAGTGAAGTTTATGCTCATATTTTTGAAGATAAACATTTAACGGTTGATAAAAACGGTAACTTAGTGCAGGCGTACTTTGATCCTAATTATGAGATGTCTCAGTCGTTTAGCAGAATTTTTAATGGTACCGGGATAACTAAAGATGATATAATTATGTTGAGACATGAGTTATACGAACGGCAGTTTATGAAATCTAACCCTAAAATGACATATTATGAGGCTCACGAATTGTCAAAAGAAAAGTATGACTATAAAGGTGGTGATAGCTAATGATGGTTGAAATGATTTTGCTTGATAATAACGATAAATCTGTAACATATGAAGTTAGGAATCATGATAAAAATATAAAAATAGATAATATTACAGTTAATAAACACGATAAAAGCTATGTACTTGAATCAGGAAAAAAGATTGATAATCAATTTGTTAGCTCCACTTACAGGGTGATTTTGAAATGTTTGGAGGATGGAAAATATCCCAAGTCATATGCAAATGGCTGGGGATAGATAAGGCGGATTAATAATTTTAAGACGACTATTGCTAGTCGTCTTTTTTTATGCCCTTTTTCCGAGTTACAGGGCTAAAAGAACAAGAGATTGGATAATTCAAAATATCCAAAGTGATGAAGAATTTAACGCTAAGCTTAAAGAATATTATGATAGAGCAATCTTGAACATAAATCGTACTATTGAATCTGAATTATCTAGGTTAGCTATAAAAGAGAATATAGATATTAATGAACTTAAACAGAGGGTAAAAGACCTTGACGTTCAAGAATATGGTATTGAGGCTAAACGAATTGTTGAAGAAGCTGATAAGTTAAGAAAACATGGTCGCAATGTAACTTATGAAGATTTTAGCAAAGAGGTTAACGAAAGATTAAGCCTGTACAATGCGAATTAATCGGCAAGAATTATTGAAATCTTTAATAGGTTTAAATCTAATTGAACTTGGTGCAAATGTTGATGCAAGCTTGAGACGGAAACTAACTAATGATTATACGAATGAGATCACTCGACAAGCTGGTATCTTAGGCGAATTTAAACATCCGATCTGTACAGGTAAGGAAGTTGCCAAAATCGTCATGGCTCAAACGGGCAGTGCTAATTTCAGTAAGCGTATTTGGGCTAATCAGGATGCACTAAAAGCTCGTTTAAATGCATCACTTAGCGCAGCTCAAATCTTTCAGAGACTATGGATATAAGTTTTGCAAGTGGCATGCAGAGCCTAGTGCTTGTAAAATTTGCCGTGAAATCGCTGAGAATGACAGTGGTTATGGAGTCGGTGTTTACCGTGTAGATGAAGTTCCTAGTCTGCCAACTCACCCTAACTGCAGATGTGGTTTAGGTGCTTACTGGGTGGATGAAGATAACTTCTTAACGACTGATGTAAATGTAATCAGAAAGCGTTTCGATAAGTATCATGATGATTTTTTAGAAGCAACTGGTATTAACGTTTCAGACTCTATAAGAAATGGAACATTTTCAGATACTTCAAATCCACAGAATGATTTGAAAGCTAAGTTTGTTAATTATCTGTTGGAACAAAAAGGCTACACACAGTTACCAAAACAAGTAAAAGAATACAGTGGAACTAAGGTCTATCGTGGTGTTCACAGAAGTATTGATGGCAAAATGAGCGCTGATGAGATAGATAAGGAATTAAGAACTGGGAAGATATATATATCTGGTGCCACTAGTTCTTCTAAAGGGCGTGGGATTTATGTTTCTGAATTTGAGTTTCAAGCAAAAATGCACGCAAGGAAATATATAGATGGAAAAGTTTTCGAATATGGATTGAATCCTGGGGAAAAAATCATTACTTTTGAATCAGCTAATAAGTTGTTAAAAGAGGTTGGAATATCACAATTGAAAAAGACTACAACAGATACCAATATTGATATAATTGCAATTGTTTCTGGATTCGATATAATTAAAGATGGTGCTACTATTAACGTGTTGAATAGAGTTGTTCTTGAATGGAAGAAGGAAACAAAGGTAAAAGATTTCGTATAGAATCTGTTTATTATGAATTTTCAGTGTTGAAAATTGTAGACGAGTATACTCATGAACAATATGAAAAAATTGCATCTTTAAACTCTAAATGGTCTGATCATGATTTCGACAAAACAGATGGCTATATCTATTTTGATGACTTAGAAAAAGAACTGGTCCCGCCGGAGCTCACACCAGCCGACAGAATAAGGTTTATTGAGTATTTAGAAAAAGAAATTGAAGTAGTTAACAAATAACATCATGATATTTATAGAGACGACTAGCAATAGCCGTCTTTTTTATAAGGAGAATTAACAATGAATGATTACAAATCAAGAATAAAACAAGAATATTTAGAATTAGTAAGTTACGTCGAATGATTGTATTAGCTAAAGCAGATAAGCTAGAATTTAAGCTAAGTTGTAAGGATGAATTGTTAGAAGAACAATTAGAGGCTATGGAAAAATATGCTCTGGTGCAAAAAATAAAGGCTCTGCATTTTGACAGAGTCTTGTATTCATAATGTTGTATAAAAATTCTTAAGAAAAATCCATCCCCGAGGTTACGGACAACAAGACAACACTTTAAACAATCATAGATAATCATAAAAAAATAAAACACCGACTTAACGGTGTTTTAAAATCATAAATCATTATAAAATGTTACAAGAAAGCCACTTACCGGCTTGATATATATTGATATATCAACGTTTATAAGGAAAAATGTCACCAAAGTGTCACCAAGGTTCAAAATTTGATACTATTCTGCTATCCGATGGCTTGTCTCGATTCCAACATTATTAAGGATATTTTCGATGTCGTCATCCGCTTTTTGTCTCAGTTCATCGATTAAGTACGCATATCTGCGAGTAGTTGTTGTCAAATCAGAATGGCCTAGTCTCTTGCTGATGGCGTATATATCCACACCTTTGTATAAGAGCAGGGCAACGTGGCTATGTCTAAGAGCATGGAAGTGATAGCTTGGCTTATTTATGCCTAACTGCTGCAAAGACTTCCGAAGCGTTTTGTTGCACCCTGCCGATGTAGGTATAGTTCCAGAAGCATTACAGAATACCATTTCGGAGTGATTGAATTTTAGCTGAGCGATGATATCAAGCAGCTTGCTGTTAACCCTGATGATTCTGGTTGATGATTCAGTCTTGGTTGGGATATACTTCTTCATCACAAAATCCCAGGCTTTATTGATGTCAATCGTCTTCCAGTTGAAATTGATATCGTCCCATGTCAGCGCTGCTATTTCCTGTAACCTCATTCCGGTCATGATAGCTGTATAAATCATATAGTAGCTGGTATATCTTGGGTCTAACTTACTTTCAAGGTATGCAGCCAACTTGTTTATTTCATCAACATTAAGATAATCGACTTTGTGTTCTCTGTCAGAATTCCATACCAGTTCAACGTTCTGTGTAAAATCCTTAGTGATCAGGTCGTCAAGAATAGCGGACTTGACACACGATCTGATGATGGAGTTGGTCTTCTTGACAGATTCAGGGGCGTGGCAAGCTCCGTACTCATTGATAAACCTCTGGTAATCTCTGCGTGTAATTTCATCAATTTTCCTAGAACCATAAAACTCGGCGAGTTTAGATTGAATTACCCTATATTTACCGGCCGTGATGTAAGATATTTTGTTTTCTTTGTATGTTCGGAACCATTCGTCAAAATACTGCGCGAACGATACAGATTTATCGGTGATTGTCGAATCGTCTTTTTTTATCTCCATGGATCTGGCCCATCGGCTAGCTTCAGCTTTCGTGGAAAATCCAGCTTTAGATTTGAATCGTCTTGTTCCAGTGGAATCATACCATGAAATTCGTACTCTCCATTTTCCATTTGATGATTTAGAAATTGCAGCCATGATAATCACTCCTCCCATTTTTAAGTTTTCTATAGCTTGCCATGGTTTTTTCTCCTTTCAAGTGCTAAAATAGAGTATACAAATAGCGCACCCTTTTGGTGTTACTTTTTTGGTAGCCGTATCCCGTCTGATTGGCGTTAGGGGGATGCGGTTTTTTTCGTATGCTTTAATTCTTTAATCCGGATTGTGTTTTGCTTGTCAAAGCGTCGTTGGTAAACTGCAGTGTAACAGTACCACCTTTTGTCCCGGTTAACCAGATGGCAGTCACAGTCTTTTCGCCACTGACCAACATTTCATCCAGGCCGTCCGGTTCGCCGAATTTTGCGACGATATCACTATAGGTGGCGCCGTCTGCAATGCCGTTGAAGCCGTCCAGATTCATCTTTGTCTTGCGTGCAAATTTAAAACCGTCAATGTCTTTTGAAACAACCTTGTCGTCGTTGAACTGAACATTGATGCTGACATTGCCCTTGGTCCAAATATAATCCTTGACCTTGACGCCCTGATCATTGGTAGTGGACGTCGTGGACGGCTTACCCAGTGACTTTTCAACGTCTGCAAGAGCGTCGCCGCCATCGCCATGGTTCATCAGGTCGCCGACCTTGATGGCATCAAACTTCTTTCTGAATTCAGCGTTCTCGGAAATCGTTTTGTCGGCATCGTTTGATTTTTTGGAAGAAGCAGCTGAAGACGAATCAGACGATTTAGAACCGTCACCGCCGCCTAAAGCACCACCAGCACAGATGACAACAATAACCACCAACAGCCAGAACCAAACCTTTTTGTAAAACGGCTTTTTTTGCACGTACACGTTGCCGTTTTCATCTTTAATCTTCTTGGACATAGCATGTCCTCCTTTTTACATAAGTATTGAGATAGCTTTTAATGACATCGACTCTACTGGTCAGACACTTTAAATCTGTGACAAGATTTTTTCGACGACCGGGGCGTATCTCAGAGACAGATGCCGGTTTTCGAGGAAAACAACCGGATTGACACTGGAACTCTCCAATGAGTTTTCCGAAAGATACTCCTTGACTTCTTCTCGAAGCATAAAACTTACTGCTTCGGCTTCCATTTTCGAATGCGCCGTCTTGGTGCAGTTATACAGTCCGGAGTAGTCAGCCTGGCGAGCATGACCAAGTTCATGCAGTATCACTTCAAACTGTTCCTGCTCGGATAGCCGGCTGTTGACTACTATCATTCTGCAGACTGGTATGTAGTAGCCTTTTCCATCCAGGCAGTCACTGTAGGCCACTGTAACACCGTATTTCTTTTCTATTTCCAAGCGTTTCAGGACGCATCACCCCTTTTTGGTATTAAGATATCCCTCAATTATGCCGCGCAGCACTTCGCGATCGTTATCCGTGATAGGCTTGCCATCGTAGCTCATCACCGAATCGAGAGCTTCTTCGATGGTCATATCGGTTTTGCAGGAGTTGTTATCATCCGTCCTGTCCATTAAGTAATCGATACTAACGTGGAAATAATCAGCCACTTTAGACAATTTATCTACGCCAGGGGTAGTTTTTCTCCATCTATTTATAGTTCCATTACCGAAGCCAATATTTTCTTCCAACCGTCTAATTGAAATCTTTTGCGCGTCAGCTAGGGCTTTTATTCTTTCATAAAGATTCATGAGTAAATCGTCCTTTCCGGGCACTCACAAAAAATATATGCAAATTTTCTATGCTTTTTGTTGACAGTGCAGAAAATATGCGTATAATAAATTTTGTAAGTTAAGTTGATAGACAAAAGCAAAGAAAAAAGGCTTGTTCCTTGGCCGGTTAATCCTTTTTCCGATGCTTATTAACTACGCTCTAATTGTAGAATATATGTATAAAATAGTCAACTATTTTATACGATTTTTCTATCATTTCTACTTACAATTTTGCTTACCCGAGTTCGGGAACGTATTTTCGATTAAATGAGGCCTAGGGCGGGGCCGATAACTAGCTTCGTCGGTACTAGACACCGACGATTACAAATAATACGCCTAGTAATCAGCTTGGGTTTGTTTGTTCTTTGAAAATTTAACGGTGGACACCACCGGAAACAAGAGTGTCACCTGTCAGGGATCATATCCGAGCGGGGGACAAATTGAAAAAGGCCCCCTGCCATGACGAGAACTGCCCTAATAGTTGTCGAAACGGGGGATAATCCCCCGTCTGCATGGGTTGGTCACCATGCACTGACGAGACAGACCAGAGGAGGTGGCAGATATGCCAGACACAGCGAAAGGTCGCGAGAGAATAAAGGAATACCTCAAGGCCAATGGCATATCCATTTCAAAGCTGGCAACCATGTATGATTTGCCCAGACAGGATATGGCGGACTATTTAGCAGGAAGGAAAAAGAATCCGAAGGCCAATCAGACGATTCTTAGAATCATTTCTGATTTTGACCTTTAATAAACAGGAGGAACTGTTATGCAGAATCTGAAAGCTGAAGTGACCATAACTATTCCAAAGGACATGGTTTTGGTCAATCGGGTCGATTACGAAACAATGAAACAACGGTCGGAAGAGGTTAAGACGTGGTCCATCGCTGACTTCAAACGGGAGTTGGATATCCCAAAGAATGTCACATGGATTAAAGAATGCCTCCTCAAGCCCAACATCAGCGAAATCAAAAGCTGGTGCACCTTAAAGGAGGGAAGTGGCGGGAGAACAGGAACTGTAATCCTGTCTACCGGGGCTAAGAAGTGGTATAAGGAATTCTTCCCGAAAATTGACTGGGAAGAAAAAATTTGCGAATAGGAGGATTTAGTATGTCGCCAATAAAAATAACGATTGATCAAGAATATGTCGAAAATTTGGTCAATAGCAGAATCGATGCCCTGCTTGACGAAGATTTGTCAGGAATCACATGGAGCCTTGACGAATTTCGCAAAAAGTGTTGTGGAAACAAAAGCCGAGCGTGGGTAGCGCTCTACATCTTCTCGCGATTTAACGATGAGATTACCGGAACTGATGGCTGGCTGATCCGCGCCAACGCCCGTGGCCAGCAGAACATAATATTTGCTAAAAGGGCCAAAGAGTGGATGGAAGAGAACCGTCAGCGGATCGACTGGCGGGCGAAGTTACCAAGATAAGGAGATGAAAAGCGTGGAAATAGGAAAAGAAAAGGCCGTCATGGTGCCTGCCAGTACCATGGGTTTGTTGCTTGCCATGGCTAGTAACACGAAATGGGAAACAGAAAATAGTGCATGGCTCGTTGCCGCTGTAACTTCATATGTCAATGATCCCGATGCAGAAAGTGAATTGCTAGCTTACATTGCAGCGTTTTGTACTTTGGAGACACAAGCCCGTGGTGAAGATGCCAAAAAGCTGATAGACATCACAAAGAAGACGTACGGAGACGAAATGCTTAAGAGGGTACTTGGGAAAATCAAAGAAATCGAAAACGTAAGGAAGAAAAGGAGGAACAAAAAATGAACGTGTTAGCAAATAGCACTTGCCCGTTGCTGCTGTGCATCCTGGGCATTATCGTTGGAGCCGTCTACGGGCACGTGGTAGTAGGGCTGATGATAGGGGCTATTGGGTGTTTGTGGGGGTGTGAAGATGAGAAAGGAGGTGAGTGAGATGGAATACAAGAAGGAATTCTGCCTGATGGTAGATCCTAAGACCGGCAATCCCCGTCTCGTTGAACCATCGGAGGACCCGGAACAAATCGTGAAGGCCTTCCTGAAGCAAGCCAAGAAACCGCATAGCTTGCTTTGGGCTTTGGATGAACTGGTAGTTAAAGACTGGCAGAAATGGGAACCGGTAAGGCGGGACCTGTGGGCCATGCTGAACGAGTTGGACAAGTTAGGGTACTAAAAAAACCGCCCTGACATATCGGGCGGTTCATAAATCATAAACATTGTAATTGTAACACAAAATGGGAGGAATCTGAATGGCAATGAAAATTGCAGAATTGCAAATAGAAAATGTCAAGCGCGTAAAAGCCGTAAAGCTCGAGCCGTCAGAAAACGGTCTGACCATCATCGGCGGCGATAACGCGCAAGGAAAAACGTCAGTGCTTGACGCAATCGTCTGGGCACTGGGCGGAAACAAGTACAAGCCATCCGAGGCACAGAATCGTGATTCGATTCTGCCACCTAAGCTTCACCTGGTCATGAACAACGGGCTTGTAGTGGAACGGGCCGGCAAGACGTCGGCATTGAAAGTAATCGACCCTTCAGGCAAAAAAGGTGGACAACAGCTGCTCAACTCTTTTACCGAAGAGCTGGCGCTTAACTTGCCGAAGTTCATGGAAGCTTCGGAAAAATCAAAAGCTGATACACTGCTTAGAATCATCGGCGTTGGCGATCAGCTGGCAAAACTTGACCAGGCCGAAAACAAGCTTTACAACGAACGCCACACCATCGGTCAGATTGCTGACCAGAAGGAAAAGTACGCCAAGGAAATGGTGTACTACCCGGACACGCCAAACGAGCCAGTCAGCGTTTATGAACTAGTGCAGGAACAGCAGGCAATCCTGCTGAAAAATGCCAAGAACCGCGAGAAACGGAAGCAGAAAGAAGAACTGAAGAAAAAGCTCGACGAAGCTGAAAATGCAATCATTGACACGGAAGAAGAGCTTGAAATGCTATACGAGCGCAGAAACGAGCTGACTGAAGACTTGAAGACTGCTGAAAAGACAGTGGAAAATCTCCACGACGAAGAAACGGCCGAGATTGAAAAGAAGCTCGCTGACGTTGACGACATCAACCGCCGTGTCAGGGCCAATCTGGACCGTGAAAAGGCCGAAGACGAAGCGCGTGAGCACCGTGCACGGTATGACCATCTGTCGGCAGAAATCGACGATATCAGAGAGAAGCGCCAGCACCTGCTTGACAGTGCAGACCTGCCGTTGCCGGGGCTTTCGGTCACAGACGGCAAGCTTACGTATAACGGCGCCGAGTGGGACTGCATGTCAAGCGCCGAACAGCTCAAGGTGGCCACGGCAATCGTCCGGAAACTCAAGCCGGAATGCGGTTTTGTTCTCATGGACAAGCTCGAACAGATGGATCTAAAAACGCTCAAGGAATTCGGCGCATGGCTTGAAAAAGAAGGGTTGCAGTGCATTGCGACCCGTGTATCGACGGGTGACGAGTGCTCGATCATTATCGAAGACGGCAGAGTTAAAGGAGGAGATGCCAGTGTAGCAACAAGCCAGAAGCAGGAGAAAGCTGAAACGTTAGATTGGAAAGGAAGAGGTGCGTTTTAATGAAATTTAAAGTTGAAGACACAAAGCAGAGCAAGCCGTTGAAAACAGTGCTTTATGGTGTTGAAGGAATCGGCAAGACGACGTTTGCGAGCCAGTTCCCCGGGGCACTGTTCATTGATACGGAAGGGTCGACAAGCTTCGTCAATGCGAAGAAAGCCCCGGACCCGACGTCATGGACGATGCTGCTCGAAGAATTGGAGTGGATCAAATACGACAAGCCGGCAACAACAGTTATTGTCGATACGGCGGACTGGGCAGAAACACTTGCCAAGCGGTACTTGATGAATGCCAACCATTGGAAAGCGATTGATTCGTCAAACTACGGTGCGCGTTATGTTGCGTTGTCTGACGAAATGGGAAAAATGCTCAATGCGCTGACGGAAATTCAAAATGCCGGCATGAACGTTGTCATTACGGCGCATGCCGAGCAGAAAAAGACCGAGTTGCCTGACGAAATGGGGCAGTTTGACCGGTACACGCTCAAGCTTGAGCGCAGGGATGCAGCTCTTGTCAAGGAATGGGCAGACATGATCCTGTTTGCCAACTACCGGACAGTGCTAGTCACGGACGAAAACGGCAAGAAAAAAGGCACTGGCGGCGAACGTGTCCTTTACACGACGCACATGCCGGCATGGGATGCCAAGAACCGCCTTGGTCTGCCCGACGTACTGCCTTTTGATTTCCAGAAATTCGCACCGTACTACACTGCCGCAACGGGAATCACGGAAACACCGGTATCGCAACCAGTAGCACAGTCAGTACCACAACCGCAACCTGCACCAGCCGACCCGTTTGAACAGGCAGTCTCCGCCACAGAGCAAGCAGACTCGTTCGAACAGCCGATGAAAACCGGTGAAGAATTCGAATTCCCGGCAAGTGTTCCGACAAGCGTGACCGATTTGGCAGTCCGCTCACAGATTACCATCGACGATCTGATGCAGATCATTTACAAGGGCGGATTCATGCCAGCTGATACGCCAGTGGAAAACGTCCCGGCAGATTTATGGGAACACATCGCCGCTAATTGGGACAAGGCGCTTGGTGTAATCGGTAAATAAGAAAACAGGAGGAATAAGTTATGATGGAAAAATTGGATATTGAAAATTTGGCCGCAAACATTATGAAGTTTACGGTCGACAAGAACGGCAACGTACAGATTGCACTTGAAGCCAACAGCTCGGACGTTGATTTGGAAAAGCTGAAAGCATTGAAGGATTTAGACATTTTCGTGACGATCAAGTCATCACAGACAGACCTTTTCAACCCAGAACAATAAGGAGGATGACAATATGAACAACAACATGATGAACGACAATGAGTTCCTTAGTTTTGACGGCCCTATCACGGCCGAAGAAAGCCAGTTTGTGACGCTTCCGGAAGGGACGTATCCATTCCAGGTCATGAACATGGACCGCAAACGCTATTCTGGAAACTCGACAAAGATTCCGAACGGAGCACCGTTTGCGGAAGTGCAACTGCGCTTTGACGGTGGCAACAATGGCACGACAACAGTCACGGAGCGCCTGTATCTGCTCAAATCAATGCAATGGAAACTGACGGAATTCTTTCGCTGCCTTGGCCAGCAGGTCGTGACAGGTCAGCCGTTTCAGCCGAACTGGAACATTGTCGGTAAGACAGGAACGGCCGAACTGTCAGTACACCAGTACACGAACCGCAACGGCGAAGAGCGCACAAACAATCAGGTCAAGCGTTTCAAGGCCCCGGAAGACGGAACAACGCCACAAAACGTCGCACAGCAACAACCAGTTCAGCAGGCACAACCACAGCCGGTTCAGCAACAACCGCAGCAGTCAACTGGGTACACGCCGGGAATGGGAATGTTTTAAGGCGGTGATTAGATGGACGAAGCTATTAAACTGCGACCGTATCAGGAAGAATCTCGTGAAGCGGTCGAGAAAGAGTGGGCAGATGGCAAGAAACGGACACTGCTTGTCCTACCGACAGGGACAGGCAAGACGATTGTCTTTTCCAAGATTATCGAAGATCAGGTGCGCGCCGGTGACCGTTGCCTGATCCTCGCCCACCGTGGCGAGTTGCTTGAGCAGGCGTCAGACAAACTCTACAAAAGCACGGGAATCCAGACGGCGACCGAAAAGGCGGAAGAAACGTCACTGCAGTCATACCGACGTGTGACAGTCGGCAGTGTGCAGACCATGCAACGTGACAAGCGCCTGGATCAGTTTCCGCCAGACTGGTTCGACACGATTGTTGTTGACGAAGCTCACCACTGCATCAGCAACGGGTACCAGAAAGTGCTGAAGCATTTCGAAAGCGCAAAAGTGCTCGGTGTTACAGCAACACCTGACCGCGGGGACATGAAAAACCTCGGCGAATACTTTGAAAGCCTCGCTTATGAGTACGGGCTTGCGCAGGCGATCAGGGACGGCTATCTTTCGCCAATCAAAGCGCTGACCATTCCACTTAAGCTTGATTTGAGCGGTGTCAAGCAGTCGGCTGGCGATTTCTCAACGCATGACCTCGGCGATGCACTTGATCCGTATCTGTGGCAGATTGCCGACGAGATGGTCAAACATTGCAAGGACCGCAAAACAGTGGTGTTCCTGCCACTGGTGTCCACGTCACAGAAATTCTGCAAAATTCTTAACGAGAAAGGCTTGAAAGCCGCCGAAGTCAACGGCAGTTCGCCGGACCGTGAACAGATTCTGAAACGCTTTGACAAGAGTGAGTTCCAAGTGCTTTGCAACTCAATGCTTCTGACCGAAGGGTGGGACTGCCCGGACGTTGACTGCGTAGTGGTGCTCAGACCGACCAAAGTCCGCGGGCTCTACAGTCAGATGGTCGGACGTGGCACCAGACTCGCACCGGGCAAAAAAGACCTGCTGCTGCTCGATTTCCTGTGGCACACTGACCGCATGGATCTCTGCCATCCGGCACATCTTATTTGCAAGAGTGCTGAAGTTGCTCAGAAAATGACCGAGAACCTTGAAAATGAAGCGGAAAACGGAGAAGGCGGACCGACGGACATAGGCGAAGCAGAAGAACAAGCGTCAAAAGATGTCATTGCAGAGTGCGAGAATTCACTTGCCGAGCATTTGAAGGAAATGCAGAAACGCAAGCAGAAGCTGGTAGACCCAATTCAGTTCGAAATGTCTATTCAGGCGGAAGACCTGGCGGACTATGTACCATCGTTCGGATGGGAAATGGGACCGCCTACGCAGAAACAGATTGCACGACTGGAACATCTCGGAATCAATCCCGACGATGTAGGCAATGCCGGCAAAGCGGCGCTGATTCTGGAAAGGCTGAGCAAGCGCCAGCAGGAAGGACTTTCTACGCCAAAACAAATCAGGTTTTTGGAACGCAAAGGTTTTCTGCATGTCGGTCAGTGGTCATTTGAGCATGCAAGTAAAATGATTGGACGTATCTCAGCTAACGGATGGCGCATTCCAGTCGGCATTGTTCCGGCACAGTATCAGCCATAAAAGCTGACAGCCCGCACTGGTGTAACGGGGGTTCGATTCCCTCGGCGGGCCTTCGAAAGGAGGAAAACGACTAAATGGAAAAATTCGATCTGGTGCCGTTGCTCGACTACATCGACCCGGCAATACTCGATTACAACGAGTGGGTGCAGGTCGGCATGGCACTCAAACATGAGGGATACAGTGTTGATGACTGGAACACATGGTCTCAGCGTGATTCCACCAGGTATCATGACGGAGAATGCGAAAGAAAATGGAACGGTTTTGATGATGATGGTCAGATAGTGACGGGCGCAACCATCACTAAGATGGCCAAGGACGGGGGATGGACATCAGCACACAGCAAAGAGAATCAGCAGACGATGGGGTGGGACGATGCCGTCGAAGCAGAAGAGCGGTACAATCCGACAATCGACAAGGATTACAAGCTGCTCGATACAAGCTACATGGACGGCGAGGAAATCAAGCCTCCTGAAGTGTGGAATCCTGCCAAGCAGATCACTGACTTTCTCAAAGCCGTTTTCGAACCTGGCGATATCGTAGGTTTCGTGATAAATGCCTACCGTCATGAAAAAGACGGAAAAACTAAGTACATCCCCGGCGATCAGGGCATCTACACGTGGTCAGCCGGCGAAATCGAAGACGCACTTAGGCGAAACGGTGGAGACGTCGGAGCGGTCCTCGGCGATCCTGACCCTGAAGCAGGCGCATGGTGCCGTCTCAATCCGCTTGACGGAAACGGTGTCAAAAACGACAACGTGGCCGAATTCAAGTATGCGCTTGTCGAGTCCGATTCCATCCCGGTAAGCTTGCAACATGAAATCTACCGCAAGCTCGAACTGCCGATAGCCGCACTGACATACACCGGTGGCAAATCGCTTCACGCCATTGTCAAGGTCGACGCTACGAGCTATCCGCAATACAAGGAAAGGGTCGACTATCTGTACTCGGTCCTTAACAAAAACGGAATGCGAATTGACAAGCAGAACAAGAATCCGTCGCGCTTGACCAGAATGCCGGGTTTTCAGCGCGGAGAAAAGAAACAGTTCCTGGTGGCTACCCACATCGGCAAAACCGACTGGGAAGAATGGCATGAATACATCGAGGACATGAACGACAATCTGCCCGAAATCGAGAATCTGGAAGGACTGTTTGACAAGCCGATTGAATTGGCACCGGAGCTGATCAGCGGAATTCTGAGGCAGGGACATAAGCTGCTGCTTGCCGGTCCATCAAAAGCCGGCAAGAGTTTCGCTCTGATCAATCTCGTTTTGAGCATTGCAAACGGCAGAGCGTGGATGGGCTTTCCATGTCAGCAGGGGCGCGTTTTGTACGTCAACCTCGAGCTGGACGGACGGTCGGCCAAACAGCGCTTTGTGGACATCACAGACGCTCTGGGCTATGATCACAAAAACATTGTCAACGTTGACATCTGGAATCTGCGTGGCAAATCAACACCTATGGACAAGTTGACGCCGAAGCTTATCAGACGCGCAAAGGACATGGGTTACATCGCAATCGTGATTGACCCAATCTACAAAGTGCTGACGGGCGACGAAAACAGTGCAAAGGACATGGCCGATTTCGTCAATCAATTTGACAAGGTCGCCACCGAACTGGACTGTGCAGTGATATATGCCCACCACCACTCAAAAGGTGCACAAGGTGGCAAATCGTCAATTGACCGTTCGTCAGGATCCGGTGTCTTTGCCCGTGACCCTGACGCAATCCTTGATCTGACCGAACTGCCGGTGGACGAAGCGCGTTATGACAAGCATGCAGCTGAAATGGCGTGTGTTGAAATGTACAAGACAATCGCCACCTTCCGCCCCGACTATCTCAAGGAAATCACGCCGGGCGACATGACTAGCAAAGACCGCATGGGTCACCACGTCATGGTGGCAATTCACCGTGCCGTTTCAGGCTACGAGCAGATCATGCAGGGCAACGCCAAACGGGTCCGTGATGCTGAAGAAAAGGCATATACACAGACTGCATGGCGACTGTCAGCGGTTCTGCGCGAATTCGCCAGCCCGAAGCCCCGCAATTTTTGGTTTGACTACCCAATTCACAGGGAAGACGACAGTCTGGCGGACATCAGTCTTGACGACGGCTACAAGAAGAATGGACGTTCATGGAAGGAGGGAATAAAGAAAGCAAACGAAAAGCGTTCGGAAGAAACGATGTCAGAATTTGAACAGGCATTCCGCAATCTGGATTTTGACGGAACAGGTGGACCAGTTCTTGTCGACGACCTGGTGAAGGCACTCGATATTTCCGACAGAGCGGTATACCGCCGGATAAAAAAATCGGAAAAATTTGTCGTAAGCCGCGGAGAAGTCTGGCTGAAGTCTCCAGAAAAGAACAATAATGATTCTAAAGATTAGAAAGAATTTAATCTTAAATTAATGTTAAAAGATTTAGCTTTATAGCTACCCCTAGGCGACAGGCTATTAGCCTGTCATCGGCCTGTCACGGTGTCATGACGGGCTGAAAAATACCGCACTGACACGTCCATGACACACTACTCCCCACAGGGGAGTGTGTCATGGGACTGTCGGAAGGGGGGTGGAGTGTCGGAAAAAGAAAATGAGAATTGGAAAGTCTGAGAATTAAAAGTGTAGCGTTATGGAAAGAAGGAAAAATGAGAATGGGAATGACATTTTTTGTGGCCTTGGAAGACGTGCCGACATGCACTCACCAACAGAAAAAAGTAAGAGTGAACAGAGGTATACCAATTTTCTACGAACCCGAAAAATTGAAAAAGACAAGAGCTCTGCTGATGGAGAGACTGGACGAACATAAGCCCGACGAACCGATGCACGGTCCGTTGCGTCTGGTGGTCACGTGGTGTTTCAAGAAGAAGGGCAAGCACGTTGACGGCGAGTACAAAACGACAAAGCCTGACGTGGACAATATGCTTAAGCTTCTTCAGGACTGCATGACCAGACTGGGATTCTGGGATGACGACCGTTTCGTGGTCAGTCTGATCAGCGAGAAATACTGGGCGGACGTTCCGGGAATCTATATCGAAATCAAGGAGATGAATCAGGATGGACTGGGAAGCGTACTTTAAGGATCTGCAGAAGTGGATGGCGGCAAGCAATGTCATGCTGACACGGGTGCCGCTCGATTCGGAAAAATATTTCGAGTGGGCGGCCAGCACACTGGACATCATATATAACCGGTATGACCACGCACTGGCACATAGATTTTTGTATTGCATCATGGAATACCAGGAGGACATGCTTGAAAAGTCGAAGGGGGTGGTCAAATGAAGAACAGGAACTCGGCTGATTTTGCCGGTTGTCTGGTAACAGTACTGCTGCTTTTGTGGCTTGTGGCAATGTGGGCACTGTGCAAGGTATTACTGGGATAACGAAGGAAGGTAACGAGAATGACAAACGATTTGGCGGCTGAACTGAAAGCTCTGATCAAAGAAGGGAGCGGGTATAACCAAAACATGACTATTGAGTCGTTGGGGGACGGTGAGTGGTGCAGTATAACCACAGCATCCATCGATGTTTGCGGGAACAATGTTGTCATCTATGCGCGGCGAATGGACGGTATGAACAATTGTCCGGATGGAATGATCGAACTGAGCGATTTCGGGGTAACAGATTTTAATATCGATGATGAATACAAATATATAATCGAGGTGGAATGCAAGATCTGGCACTTGATTTACGGCCTTGGGAAACGCACTGATATCCATACGGCCGCGGCAGCGCAGCCCGAAGATTTTTGCCATGCCTTTACGCAAATGGATTGGGCTACTACGAGCATTAACAACATAGCCGGCCACCTGCTTGAGGAGGAAGAAACCGATTGAAAAGGGGAACGAAAATGGATTGGTTTAAAATTCTAAGCGACATTTCAGAGTGGATAGCAATAATTTGTGTACTGGCAGCAAACTTATTTATGAGCTTTTCCTCTCACGCCACGGCCACAGTGTTTTTCAGCGTCGCCACCGTTGGCTTTTTGTTATCGACGTATTTGAAAAGGAAGGAATAAGAAATGAAAATGATTGATAAACTCATCTTTAAAATTTCGTTCGTGGCCAACTTTGCACTGCTGCTATTTGGCATTTGGGACTGGTTCAATGTAACAGTATTTAAGCTGTGGCTAATTACTGGGTTAGTATGCTTCTTCACTTTTTCAGTGTATGCGCTGAAGATGGAGGTAAATAAGAAATGAAGATATTAGATGTTTGCTGTGGCTCGAGGATGTTCTGGTTTAATAAGCAAGAGAAACACACAACTTACATGGATATCAGAAATGAAATTCTTTACTACAAAGATAGACATCTAAAACGAAAAGTTGAAATTAGACCTGACGTAATAGGAGATTTTAGAAAGATACCATTTTCTGATAGTAGTTTTGACTTAGTGGTGTTTGATCCACCACATTTGATTCACGGCGGAGCAAACTCTTGGCTAGTCAAAAAATACGGTAAACTTAACCAAGACACTTGGAAACAAGATTTAAAACAGGGTTTTGAAGAATGTATGCGAGTTCTTAAAGGTAATGGTGTGCTGCTGTTTAAATGGAACGAAGAGCAGATTAAAACTAAAGAAGTATTTGAAGTGTTTGGACAACAACCGATTTTAGGAGATAAACGCAGCAAGACAAGATGGAGTGTGTTCATAAAATGAAATTTAAACAACTAGTAGCAAAATTCTTACTGTTGCTAACTTACTTGGCTTGGGTTGCTGGGTTTATTACAAGTTTTGGAGAGGAAAGAGAAAGTGAAGGATTATTTAGTTTACGTTGAACTTAACGGCATCTGGACTAATATGCTAGTCAAAGCTACGAATTGGGAAGAGGCTGAGCAGTTAGCAGAGTTAGAAGTTAGAAAAGTAAGTGTAGAAGCCTAACAAAAAAGCCAAGGAGGAAAAGAAATGAAGTACAGAATCAGATACAGAATGTATGACAAACGTGGTCTTATAGATGGTGTTTCGGAGGTCGAAGCATGTGACTTTGAGATTAAAAAAGGGTTTGTCAGCATCTGGGATATGTTCAACGATACTACAAGCCCTGACCTTTATATCAACGCTAACGACGTGCTTGCAATCAAACTGATTGAGGAGGAATGAAAATGGATTGGTGTAAAGTTTTTATGTGGATAGCGTCAATATGCGTTTTGACAGCAATGGTTGGTGAACGTTTTCTGCCGCAGCTTGTAGTCGTGGCGCTTGCGTTCGTGGGGAACTGCAATCATGATTGCGATAGTGGCGTATTTGATGGATGGGGTGTGACTGAATGAAAATCGTATCAAAAGACGAGCATTTTCGAGAAAGCAAAAAAGCGTTGATGCGGTATCGAGTGCTGATGGAAAAAGTTGCAAGGATGGAAGAACGACTTGCACAAATTGACCGTGATCTGATGTCGGTCAAGTCTCCGGCACTGAGCAGTGAGCCTAAGGCGTCGGTCCGGATCACACTTGAAGACAAGCTGATTCGCAAGGACGAGCTTGAAAGCAAAATCAACACGCTGTTGACGCACGCTAGAAAAAACCGGTCGGACATATCCCGATGCATTGACGCATTGGATAATCAGAAGCAGGCACTGATATTGGACCGTTATTTCATCAGCGCTCAATCTTTGGAATACATTGCGGATGACATCGGATATAGTCGCAGCTACGTAACTAAACTGTACGTTCAAGGGGTACAGTCAGTCATCGTGGTGTAGTAACCAACAGTATACAAACAGTGTACAAAGAGTATACAAACAGTGTACTGATAGTAACCATTGAACCGTGCTATTATAGTATCGTCGAAGAAGGCAAGGAACAGTCCCCCTGTTACCTTGTCTTTTTTTATACCCTAGGGTCGATATGCTTTCAGCATCCCCCTATGTTTTTTAATCCCCCTGGGAGGTGGTCAGTATGGTCAGGGCAGACAGACAAGGACAACACAGGACAGCTTTTGAGAAGAACAAGAAGCGTTTGTTGATGACGCAGAGCACATGCGGAATTTGTGGTATGCCGATTGACAAATCACTAAAGCCGCCTGATCCGATGTCACCGGTTGTTGATCATATCGTACCGATTAGCAAAGGCGGTCATCCGTCAAGCATAGACAATCTACAGCTGGCGCACTGGACGTGCAATCGGCAGAAGTCTGACAAGCTATATGCTAGTGGATTTAAAAAGAAGCCTCAAGTAATCGGCAACAGGAATCTTCCACAGTCAATGGACTGGTCGGCATACAGAGAGGGGGGATAGCCCCCTACCCTCGCGTCACGCGGAGTTTCCCGCCGTCACTGTACATTTTTTCTCGCGCGACATGAAAGGAGTAGATAAAGTGAGTGAATTTAAGGGTATGGGGTACCTGAAACGCAAGCTGGCAACCGTCAGACCACGGGTTCTGATGAGATACAGGCAGTATGCATCTAAATATCATGATTCCCCCGTCGGACTGACTATCCCGCCTAGCGTGCGTGATCGGTATCGTGCGGTACTCGGGTGGAATGCGAAGGGTGTTGACGCTTTGGCAGACAGACTGGTATTTAGAGAATTTGCAAATGATGATTTTGGAGTAAATCAGATTTTTAAGCAGAACAATCCCGATGTGTTTTTTGACAGCGCAGTTCTATCGGCATTGATTGGCAGCTGCTGTTTTGTCTACGTCTCTGCTGATTCTGATTCTGCTGATCCTGTGCGTCTGCAGGTCATTGAAGCGTCTAATGCCACGGGTGTCATTGACCCGATTACGGGTCTGCTAACGGAAGGATATGCCGTACTTCAGCGAGATACTGATACAGAGGCACCGCTTCTGGAAGCGTATTTCACGCCTGCTGAAACATGGTATTACCCTAAAGGCGGTTCGCCATATTCAATCGCCAATCCCGCTGGTATGCCGCTGCTTGTTCCGGTCATTCACAGGCCCGACGCTGTCAGACCGTTTGGTCGGTCAAGAATCACCAGATCAGGTATGTATTATCAGCGTTACGCCAAACGCACGCTTGAGCGAGCCGACGTCACGGCCGAATTTTATTCGTATCCGCAGAAATACATTCTTGGCATGGATCCTGATGCCGAACCGATGGATGCGTGGAGAGCAACGGTTTCATCTCTTTTGAGGATTGACAAGGATGATGATGGCGACCGTCCTACTGTCGGCCAGTTCACGACCGCAAGCATGGCTCCGTTTACTGAGCAGCTGAAAACCGCAGCTGCCGGTTTTGCCGGAGAAATGGGATTGACGCTCGATGATTTGGGCTTTGCGTCTGATAATCCTTCTTCAGTTGAGGCAATCAAGGCCAGTCATGAGAATCTGAGATTGGCTGGACGTAAGGCGCAGCGGTCACTGGGCAGTGGCCTGTTGAATTGCGCATATACGGCGGTGTGTCTTCAGGACCAGTTCCACTATGCACGCAGCCGTTTTGTTGATACTGAGGTTAAGTGGGAACCGTTATTCGAGGCCGATGCTAATACGCTGACGCTGATTGGCGATGGCGTAATCAAACTCAACCAGGCGATTCCGGGATTTGTGACGGGCGAGACCATCAGGGATTTGACCGGCATTCACGGCGCAGAAAACACCAAACCGCAGATTACTACACAGTCAGAGGTGGTAAGCGATGACTGATGATGTTTTGCCGGAGTTGCTGAAACTGGTCTGTGACGAATTTGAAAAATCATATGCTGCTAACGGGATTGTCAAACAGGTGCAGAAGAAGCTTGAGGATAAGTCAGCTACATATGCTGACGCTTACGAGTACGCATATGAGGTCGGCTGCATGCTCTCTGACGCCCTGACAAAACATGTAACAAACGAATTATTGCCTAACGGTACAATGTACTACAATATTGCTCAACGGCTGTTACAGAAAACGCTGGGTACCAATTATAAACTGGTGTCCGAACTGGCGGTTGGTGTGCAGAAAGTTCTCAATAGAAAGGCGGGCCTGACCCTAGCCGCACTGAAACCGGACATTGATCAGAATAAGGTTGACGGCTTGATTGAGCGCCTGTCCAAAGGTGATTTTGAAAATGACAAGTTCGTCATGGGCAGTCCGATTGCTAACTTCACGCAGTCCGTTGTTGATGACACACTTGCTAAAAACGTTGAATTCCACGCCAGCGCAGGTCTGCAGCCGAAAATCGTCAGAAGATATGCTGGCAACGGCTGCAAGTGGTGTGCAAATCTGGCGGGGACGTACAATTATCCAGTTAAACAAGAGATCTATCGCCGTCACGATAACTGCCGCTGCATTGTTGAATATTTTCCGGAGGACGGAAGAGGCGTGCAGAATGCACACACTAAGGGGTGGAGAAACGAATCGAAAGTCGAACGTGAAAGGATTCGTAAATTAAAAGGCGATAATGGCTTTAGAAGGAAAGAAAGCATTCAGACTGCAGCCGAAGCGGAGGCAAGGGCATTGGGATATAATCCGATTCCTACGTCGAAGGCTGTTGAGTCTTTAAGGAAAGAGACAAGAATATGGCAAAAAGACTTGGAAGATGAAGAGATAAGGTCTATTAATAAATACACGTATAATGGCACAGATGATGATGGCAAGAAATTGTTTTTCAAAATCAATGAATTTTTGGAAGGTCGTTATTTCCCAAGAGATGAAAGAGAAAAGGAAATCATTTTGAGAAACGCAGACAATATCAAGGCCGCCATATCGAAATTTAAGTTAAAGGATGATATAATAGTATATAGGAACGATAAATTACCCCAAAAACTTAATAAGCGGTTGAATAAGTTTTTAAGTACTTCAGCTATGCCAAAGGCAGTAATAGGAAAGGTGCCCAATGTGGCAATTATTGTTCCCAGGGGAAGTAATGGCGGTTACGTTGAGTTGATAGCTGATGAAGCATATAGAAAGCAGCGAGAGTTTATTATAAACAGTGGTGCTAATTTAGAGTTAGTGAAAAAAGAGGCTGGTTTATATATTTATAAATTGAGGTGATATTTTTATGTTGAGTAAGGAATTGGCTCGAAAATATTATCAGGAACGAATTGATTCAGAATCTTACGATGACTATACCGAAGAAGAATTGCGTCTTCAAAAAGAAAGAGCAAAAGAATTAGAAGAGTATGGAAAGAAAAGACGCAAGGAACGTGAGATGAGAGCAGCCAGAAAAAAATAGCTGACTTTCATTTGTAACGTGAGGTGCAAACATGGCTAAAGATGACTATGATGTGGTTGGCTTAATCGAAATGGTATTTGGCGGTTAATTAAGTTAACCGCTATTTTTATACTCTTTTTTTGCCCTGTCATATGGCGTTAAACTGGGCAATACGATTGAAAGGAAGAAGGCCATGGCTGAAAAACGACTAGGCAATCAGAATCCTACTCAATCGGTAATTCTACCATACACTGAATCCTTGTCGGATGAAGCAATCGCAATATACGAAAAAACCGGGCTGAAGAGCTACCCGTGGCAGAAAAATCTTGTCAAGTCAATCATGGCTGTTGATGATGATGGTTTATGGGTGCATCAGAAGTTCGGTTTTTCTATACCCCGCCGTAACGGTAAAACGGAAATCATCTATATCCTTGAACTGTGGGGACTTAAGCACGGGCTTAACATGCTGCATACGGCGCACAGGATCAGTACTTCTCATTCATCTTTTGAAAAGGTTAAGAAGTATCTTGAAAAGATGGGAATGAAGGACGGCGAAGATTTCAATTCAATCAGAGCCAAAGGCCAGGAGCGTATTGAACTGTATGAGACGGGCGGAATTATCCAGTTTCGTACGAGGACATCCAACGGCGGACTGGGCGAAGGATTTGATTTTCTCGTTATCGATGAAGCGCAGGAGTATACGACCGAACAGGAATCGGCACTCAAGTACACAGTGACCGACAGCGACAATCCTATGACAGTCATGTGCGGGACGCCGCCAACTCCTGTTTCTTCCGGGACTGTTTTTGTGAAATACCGCGAGGCATGTCTGTTCGGCCAGGCTAAATATTCCGGCTGGGCGGAGTGGTCGGTTTCGGAAGAAAAGGAAATCGATGATGTGGATGCATGGTACAACTCCAACCCGTCGCTGGGTTTCCATCTGACGGAGCGCAAGATTGAAGCTGAACTTGGTGAAGATAAGCTTGACCACAATGTTCAACGTCTTGGTTATTGGCCTTCGTACAATCAGAAATCGGCAATTTCCGCCGCTGACTGGGACGGCTTGAAAGTGGACGGTCTGCCTGACCTCAAGGGCAGACTGTTTGCAGCCGTTAAGTACGGTCAGGATGGTTCCAATGCCGCAATGAGCATAGCTGTGCGGACAACCGACGGACGAATTTTTGTCGAAGCCATTGACTGCCAGTCTGTACGCAATGGCAACGGATGGATCGTAAACTTCCTTCGCAACGCTGATGTGGAGCAAATTGTAATTGATGGGGCTAGTCGCCAAAAAATTCTGGCCGATGAACTCAAAGACTATCACGTCAAAAACGTGGTACTGCCGACCGTCAAGGAAATTATCACGGCCAATTCCATGTGGGAGCAAGCGATTTATCAGAAAACGCTATGTCACGCAGGGCAGCCGACGCTTAGCAGAATCACAACGAACTGTGATAAACGTAGCATTGGCTCAAGCGGCGGTTTTGGGTACCGATCGCAGTTTGATGACATGGATATCAGTGTTATGGACAGCGCGCTGCTGGCGCACTGGGCTTGTGCAACCCTCAAGCCCCGTAAAAAGCAGAAAGTAAGCTACTAGCTTGCTGACATTACCGAACGCACGGGAAATGCGGAGAAAGGAGACAGTGATATGTCTGAATTTAAAACAATCGAAACGCAGGAAGAACTTGATCGCATCGTAAAAGAGCGTCTGGCGCGCCAGAAAGAGAAGTACGCCGATTACGACAAGCTCAGGGAACGCGTTGAGGAACTTGAAACTGAAAATGCTGAGCTGCATTCGACGGTCGAATCATCCAAATCGGCAAAAGGCGAGCTTGACAAGCAAATCGCAGACCTGCAGACCAAGATTTCCGGGTATGAAACGGAGAAAATGAAAACTCGAGTGGCTTTGCAGAGTGGTTTGCCACTTGAGTTTGCCAATCGGTTACGAGGCGATGATGAAGACACCCTGAAGCGTGATGCAGAAACACTGGCCGGATACATGCAGCCTAAGCAGGCTGCCCCGTTGAAATCGACAGAACCGGCAGTTGATGATAAAGGCTGGGCGCAGATGACGCGCCAGCTTACAGAACATTAATTTAAAAGGAGATTGATATTATGGTTGATACATTAAAAGGCGGTACAACTTTTTCGCCGGAACTTGTTTCAGAATTGATGTCGAAGGTGAAGGGCTACTCAACCCTTGCGAAACTCAGCGCACAAACGCCGATTCCATTCAACGGCTCACAACAGTTTGTTTTTAATTTGGAAGGCAATGCACAAATTGTAGGCGAAGGCGAAACAAAGAAGCCGGGCAAGGCAACTCTTGAATCGAAGGTTATTCGCCCCACGAAGTTTGTTTATCAGGCACGCATTTCGGACGAATTTAAGTATTGCTCAGAAGAAAAGCAGATTGATTACCTTCAGGCCTTTTCTGATGGATTTGCCAAAAAGATTGCGGTTGCTTTTGATTTAGCAGCAATCCATGGCCTTGAACCGAAATCGCTCACTGATGCTTCATTTAAGGCAACAAATTCTCTTGACGGTTTGGTAACGGGCGTTGATTTTGACGCTAAGAAACAACTCGATGACCAAATTGACGCGATCGTTCAAACGGTTGTTGCCAACGACTATGACGTAACCGGGCTCGCACTTTCCCCTGCAGCTGGTCAGGCGCTGGCACAGGTTAAGGTTAACGGTGTAGTTCAGTATCCTGAATTCCGCTTTGGTCAGAATCCTAATGCATTTTACGGCATGACGTCTGATGTCAACAAGACGCTTGCGACAAAAGGCACTACGTCTGAAAACGATTATGTCATTGCAGGCGACTTCCAAAATGCCTTCAAGTGGGGCTACTCGGAAGAAATCCCGCTCGAGGTCATCGAGTACGGTGATCCTGATCAGACGGGCCGCGACCTCAAGGCAAACAACGAAGTACTGCTTCGTGCCGAGTCGTTTATCGGTTGGGGCGTGCTTGACGCGAAGGCGTTTGCACGTATCAAAGCACCGGCAGAATAGTCACTATAGATTAGCTTAGGGGGTGGTAGGGTGGCAAACTTCGCAACCATCGAAGATCTTGAAAAATTATGGCGCGTATTAAAGCCGACTGAACGCGAGCGTGCGGAAGGCCTGTTGGAGATTGTCTCTGACAGTCTGCGTGTCGAAGCGGACAAAGTAGGCAAAAATCTTGATGAACTGGCGGCCGACAGCGATGCTTATGCGAGCGTTTTAAAGTCTGTGACCGTTGATGTTGTAGCGAGAACGCTGATGACGTCAACTGATCAGGAACCGATGACACAGATGACGGAGAGCGCTTTAGGCTACTCCTACAGTGGTTCATTCCTTGTTCCTGGCGGTGGATTGTTTATCAAGGACACTGAGCTTAAGCGCCTGGGATTGAAACGTCAGAGATACGGGGTGATTGACCCGTATGCTTAAAGGAATTACAGTTATTCTCGTTGACGAGACAGAGGAATCAGAAGACCCGTTCGGACAGCCAGTTACGGTCAAGGAAGAGATTGCGGTTGACAACGTTCTGGTAGCGCCAGCGTCAACGGATGATGTTACTGCCGAGATGAGCTTGACTGGCAAGAAGATCGTGTATGAGCTAGCCATACCTAAAGGAGATTCGCACACCTGGGCCAATCGGCAGGTCAAGTTTTTTGGTCAGACCTGGCGAACTGTGGGCATTCCTCAGGAAGGCATCGAAAGCTTGATACCGCTGACGTGGAATAAGAAAGTGATGGTAGAGCGCTATGAGTAATTCTAAATTCGTTCTAAATCGTGCCGGTGTTGCACAGCTGCTCAAATCGTCCGAGATGCAGTCAGGGCTTAAGGCTAAGGCTAAAATCATTCGGGAACGGTGCGGCGATGGATACGAACAGGATATATATGTCGGCAAGAATCGTGCAAACACTATGGTATATGCCGATTCAATCAAGGCAAAACGCAGTAATGCGAAGCATAATACGATTCTGAAGGCGGTGAATGCGGCACGTGATTGAACTCATTTTGAAACAGTATCTCGACAGTGTGCTTGATGTTCCCGTGCTTTTGGAGCATAAAACAGGCGTTACTGTACCGTATGTCCTGTTTGATAAAACGGGCGGCAGTGAGTCAAATCATTTGAAGAAGGCAACGGTTGCCATTCAATCGTACGGAACATCACTGTATAATGCGGCGAAGCTCAATGAGGATGTCATCCGAGCAATGGACGGGCTGACAACGGTTGAGAACGTCGGTGGTGCGCATCTTAACGGCAGCTACAATTTTACTGATACTGAAACTAAGAATTACCGCTATCAGGCGGTATATGATATTAACTATTTGTAAGGAGGTCATATAATGGCAACAACAGTTAAATATGTCACGAATGCAAAACCTAAAGTCGGCGGTGCCATTTACAGCGCTCCGACCGGGACGGCATTGCCGACTGACGCAACCAGTGCGCTTAATGCAGCGTTTAAGTGCCTTGGATACGTGTCAGATGACGGCATTCAGAATTCGGATGAACGCAAGACTGATGATATCAAGGCTTGGGGCGGTGACATCATCAACTCCGTCCAGAAGGAAAAGACGGATACGTTCAAATACACTTTGGCCGAAGTGCTGAATGTTGACGTTTTGAAGGAAGTGTATGGTGATGCCAATGTCACAGGAACGCTTGACACAGGGGTAGTCGTTAAATCGAATTCAACTGAGCTTAAAGAACACGTGATTGTCATTGAGCTGGTGTTGAGGGACAATGTGCTGAAGCGAATTGTGATTCCGCAGGGGAAAGTCACCGAAATTGGCGAAATCAAGTATGTTGACGGCGATGATGTCGGCTATGAAACCACCGTTACCTGCTTCCCCGATGACAACTCAAACACGCACTACGAGTACATTGTCAAACCAAAGGCGGAAGGTGATCATAATGCTTAAAGGCAAGACAAAGACAGGATTTGAGTACGAATTTGATGAAAAAATCTTGAAGAACTATGAGTTAGTCGAGTTGCTGGCAGAGGTTGACGATAACCCGCTTGTCTTGCCTAAAATCTTTAAGATGTTACTCGGTGATCGAGTCGATGAACTTAAGAACCACGTTAGAGACGAAGAAGGGGTTGTTGATATCGAGAAGATGTTGGTTGAATTTCAAGACATTTTCTCAACTCAGGCCGAATTAAAAAAATAATTTTCCTTGCCGCCGCAATCGGCACCGATGAAGATGCTTTGATATGCGACCTGGCCGAAACATACGGCATCTACAATTACAGACAGCTACCTGCGGACCGGGTAGCTGTTTTTGTGTATGGGCTGAGGGATGATTCTAGGATAAAAATGGCAATGGCTGATACAACGCTGCCGTTAACCACGATGCTGCAAGCCGGCATACTAGACAGACTGAGCATTCTCATCTGGCAAAAAACAGAGGATGCGCAAACCGGCAAGAACAGACCAGCAAGCGTAGTAGATTTGCTGACAGGCAACGCACAAGAGCCTGAGACTGAAAATATATCATTCGCAAGCGGCAAGGAGTTTGAAGAAACACGCAACAAAATTTTGAAAGGGGTGGAAGCTGATGGCGATTGAGCTCGGCAAAGCTTATGTGCAAATCGTGCCTTCCGCTAAAGGAATTTCAGGCGGAATCACAAATCAAGTTGTTCCCGCAGCCGATGCAGCCGGCCATACTGGCGGACTGACCCTTGGCAAAAAGTTAGCCGCAGTCGCTTCTGCCGCAATCGCGGCAGCTGGTATCGGTAAGGCGATTGCAGCTTCGATTGAAGAGGGCGGCAAACTGCAGCAGTCAATCGGCGGTGTAGAGACGCTGTTCAAGAGCTCGGCAGGTATGGTCAAAAAGTATGCGCAAGAGGCATACCGCACAACCGGCGTGTCGGCTAACTCATACATGGAAAACGTAACCAGTTTTGCGGCGTCCCTTGTGTCGTCGTGCGGTGGTAACACGAAAAAGGCCGCAAAACTGGCCAATACCGCAATGACTGACATGGGCGATAATGCCAATAAAATGGGCACTGACATGGAACTAGTTCAGGAAACGTATCAATCTCTTGCCCGTGGCAACTATGAAATGTTGGACAACTTGAAACTCGGCTACGGTGGTACTAAATCCGAAATGGAACGACTGATGAAGGACGCTGAAAAGCTTACTGGTGAGCACTATACCGTCGGTGACTTTGCTGATACCGTCAAGGCAATCCATGCGGTTCAGGAACATCTTAAGATTACGGGTACAACGGCCAAGGAAGCATCAACTACGCTTCAGGGGTCGTTCAACTCGATGAAGGCTTCGTTTCAGGATGTTCTTGGCAATCTATCCGACGGCGAGTTAGACATAACTCCGTCGCTGAACGCGTTGGCAACAACCACGTCTAATTTCCTGTTTAACAACTTCCTTCCAATGGTCGGCAGAGTGTTTAAGAATCTGCCTGGCGCAATAGGCACGTTTATCCAGGCGGCGGCGCCTAACGTTAAAAAGGGAATTCAAGGACTGTTTTCAAATCTTGGCATTAAAATCGATTTTTCAAGCATCACGTCAAGCTTTTCAAAAATCACGTCGGCAATTCAACCGGTTGTCAATACGATTAAGAATAGCTTTTCGCATTTGAATTTCAGCGGATTGCAGTCGCTTGCCAATGCAATTCTGCCAGCGGTTTCAGCCGGTTTTTCTTCATTCGTTTCAGTCGCAGGTCCTGCTGTCAGCGGAGTGGTCAAATCGTTCGCGTCACTGTGGAATGCGGCTCAACCGTTAGTCAGCGTGATTGCCGGTGCACTTAAACCGGCATTTCAGGTTTTAGGTGCATTCTTGGGTGGCGTATTCAAGGGCGTTTTGAGTACGATTAAATTTGCTTTTGACGCACTCAAGGTCGTTATCCAGGTCATCACGCCAATTATTCAAGTGATTGTTAATGTGTTCAAAGCATTTTCACCGGTTTTGACAGCTCTTGCTTCGTTTATCGGGCAGTTAATCGGTCAGTTCGGTGGTCTGGGCGGTGCGGCTAAAACGATGAAGAACGTTGTCAGCACTGCGTGGAACGGAATCAAGGATGGTGTAAAGCTCGCTGGTGAAGGCGTCAAGGGTGTAGTCAACGGTTTGAAAATCGCATGGAACAGTTTGAAGTCTGCCGGTAATGCCTTGCGGAGTGCAGTATCAGGAGCATGGCATGGATTAGGCAGCGTTGTTTCCAGCGTATCCGGCGGTGTACGCGGAGCCGTCAGTGGCGCTAAGGCAGCATTTAGCGCATTCGGCCGTGGCGTCTCCAACGTGTCTGGCGGCGTCAAGGGTGTTTTGGGCGGTGTTAGGTCTGCATTTAACGGATTGCGGAACATCAATTTATGGCATGCCGGTGCAGCTATCATGAACGGTCTTCTGAGCGGTCTCAAATCAGCTTGGGGAAGCGTCAAGCATTTTGTCGGCGGTATCGCCAAGTGGATTAAGAGGCATAAAGGACCTATCAGTTACGATAAAAAACTGCTGATCCCGGCCGGTAATGCGATCATGTCCGGCTTGAACGGCGGATTGGTTTCCGGTTTTGAAAACGTCAAATCAACCGTTTTGGGCATGAGTAGCACTATTGCAGACACGTTGACGTGTAATCCGGTTGCTGCGATTACCGCAACCGGAAACGTTGACCCGGGCATGGCCACCGCTAGCGCTACACCGATTGTGATTAATCTGACGCTTGGGAACAGTGATTTTTCTGCATTCGTTGACGACATTTCAAAGGTACAAGGAACCAAAGCACAGTTCCAACGCAATTACAAATTTTAGAAAGGAGGGTTTAGATGAAATCTCAAGTTGCATGCAGCTATGGCGGTCAGTGCTTGGATAGTAATGTAGATGGGTTCACCACGCTTTCAGTTGCTGGCAGAGGCGATTTTACCCGTGCAGTAACTGCTACGGATTTAGCTAGTGATGGTGCCAAATATCTGAGCTCGCGCCTGGAATCGAAAAAGCTGACGATTAAGTTTTTTCTTAAATCTGTCAGCCTAGCCGATCTGATGGCCAAGATGGGCAAACTCAAGCAGATTACTGCAGCTAAGAATACCGTCGTTTCGTTTGCCGATGATCCGCTGTATAAATACGTGGGCACAGTGACATCGGTTACGCTTGACGATACTACGCTACACCCGACAGGCTCAATCGAAGTGACGTTGAGCGACCCATATTGTTATTCAATTGCACGGCAAAAAACAGGCACTGGCAAAACGGTTGCTTTTGCCGATTACGACAGTGAATTTCCTAACATCCCTCTTTCGGTTGAATTTACGCCTACCTCAGCCATCTCTGCTTTTCAGATGACAAGCAACCAAGGGAAAAAGTTTTTGCTCAACCAGTCAGTTTCAGCCGGCAAAAAGATAGTTATCGACTTTAAGACACTTACATGTACGGTCAACGGCGCTACGGTATTGTCAAGCGTTTCTCTCAACAGCAACTTTGCTGATTTTACGATCGATAAAAATACGGTGTTGACGTTTAATGCAGATGGTAGATATTTTGTCAGATTCGAGGTGAAAAAATTGTGATTCTGTATCAGTTAAATAAGAAACAAGCCGTCATCGGCATAACATCATCAGATATTTTAAGCGCAACTTTTGAAGAACAGATTAACACTGCGGGTAATTTGAAATTTACCGTTGCTAAAAAACTGCGTGATGACTGTCTGTACGTACTGTTCCAACGGCCGAACGCGACAACGTATATGTGCTTTAAAATCTTGACCGAAACGCAAGAGGACAATGAGGTCAGCTATACCGCGGTTGAATCGGCATACGATGAGCTGGGGGCATACTCATACATTAAAGATTTGCGACCACAAAATCGGACTGCAAAAGAAATGCTGACGCAGATTCTTGAAACGACACGGTATTCAGTTGGCTACGTTGCTGACACCGGCGTGCAAACCACCAATTTCTACTACACTACCGTCCTGGCCAGTCTGCAGAGTGTGGTCAATCTGTTTAACTTGGAAGTCACTTTTGACGTTGTCTTTGACCCGATTGACAATCAGGTCAAAAGGAGATTGGTCAACCTGTATCAGCAGCAAGGGGCCAGAACAGGACGGCGTTTTGAGTACGGTGACAAACTGTTAAGCGTGATGTGCGAGCAGTCTAGCGATGAGCTAGTAACCGCATTGGTTGGTCGAGGATCGAGCGTGCAGGTCAGCGAAGGAACGGACGGAAGTCCTGACGGTTACAGTCGCAAGATTACATTTGCTGACGTTGTTTGGAAAAAATCAGCGGGCAATCCGCTTGATAAACCGGCAGGGCAAGAATATCTTGAAGATCCGTCTGCAACGGCCGTATATGGTTTTTCGGATGGCAAACCTCGAATTGGCTTTGTCGAATTTGACAAAATCAATGATAAAAATTTATTGATAAAGGCAACATACGATAAGCTGCAAGAACTCAAGCGGCCTAAAGTATCGTTTAAAGCATCCGTTACAGATGTTGGTAGCTTAGCTTTAGGTGATACCGTTGCGATTATCCGCCATGATTTAAAGATAGAGTACCTGACGCGCGTGTATAAGGTCACTCACGATTTGCTCAATGCGCAGAACAACACGATCGAACTGGGGGATGATTTCCAAAAAGCAAGTATCACGTCAACGATCAGCGCAGTTCAAGATACGGTGCAGAGCGCAAAAGATTATTCGCAATCAGCGTTGCAATCGGCAAACGGCAAGAATACCAACTTCTATGGCACTAATCAGCCGTTGTATGCCGTCGAAGGCGATTTGTGGTACAAAGATCTAGGTAACAGTGAAACTGAAATGTACCAATACAAAAACGGAAACTGGGAACTGATCACATCAACCGCCGAACTGCATAACACGCAGAAGGAAGTAGACCAGGCCATCAAAGATTTCAATGCGCAATTTAAAGAAATTGATGATAAGTACGTACCTAATGAAACTTACCAGACTGAGAAGCAGGCTTTTTCCACGACCGTGACTAAAGCCTCGGAAACGGCTCAAGCGGCAAAGGCAACTGCGGATACTGCTTCGGCAAATGCAACGGAGGCAAATAGCAGCGCAAACGCAGCACGCGCTAAAGTTGATGACGTTGCTAAAACCGTGACAAAAAACGGCAAAGCGATTGGGGAAATCAAGTCAGATGTCAGCGGCGTAAAAGCTACCTATGCTACCCTTGATGGCAAGGTTACGTCAGTGTCGGCTAGAGCAGGTGCAGTTGAAGCAGCACTGAGCGACGGAAAAGGCGGGTTGATCAGCGTCAAAGCCGAAAATAATCGTATTGAATCCCTCGTTGATTCTAAAGTCGATGACAACGAGTACAACACGTTCAAGCAACAGACATCGACCACGTTAAGCCAAAAAGCCAACAAAACTGATTTGAACGGATATGTAACAGGGACACAATTTAAACAGACGGCAGATAAAGTTGACACGCTCGCAAGCGATGTCAAGTCTGTAAAGACCAAAGCTGACACTATTGAAACGACTATGAATTCGACAAGTTTTGCCAACAGCGTGGTTAAGGCAAGTGGAATTGATACGAAAGTAGCTGGTTATGATACTACAATCAGGAAGCTGATCGGTAAGGATGGGACAACCGGTGATTTGAACACGTTAGTATCTGCCTATAGCAATGAAACCAGTCAAACAAAAAAGCAAACAACCAATTTGATCAGTGCGCTTGACTACAACACATCGACTGGATCTTTTGGCAGCGGATTTGCCAAAAAAGTGGCTGATGCATACGGCACGACCGAATCATACAAAGCGCTTAATGGCAAGATTGACGGGTTGCAGATTGGCGGAGCAAATTTGTTGGACGATACCGAAAGAGAGCGGTCAGGTAAGCGACCCACCACAGGACATACTGATATTTTTATGCAAAATTTAGCTACACCGCCAACGGGAACGGTTTTTACAGCAAGCTTCGAGGCAAGAGCAACGACTGATAAAACAACCATCGCAAACCATTTTTACGATGGTTCGGGCAAGTACGCTGACGGGAAATGTCTTCACGCTGTTACCTGTCAAACATCTACACCAACTGAATATAGTGATGGTTATGCCCCGCTTAGGTTGTCGACACAGTGGAAGCGGTACTGGATAACGTGGACGTGGTCGCAGGAAATGACGCAACCGAATATCCACCGTGTACTAATTGGAAGGTATCAAAGCAACTTTGCTGATGGCACGGTATATATTCGGCGTGTCAAACTGGAAACCGGCAACAAGGCTACTGACTGGTGCATGTCGGATAATGATGTCAACAAACGCATACAGGACCAGGCTGACGCACTGACTGCATATCAGGCAGAAGTAAAGCGTACTTATGCTTTATCATCATCTGTGTATACCAAAACGGAAACGCAGACTAGAGAAAATGCTCTTAAAAATTCAACCATCAGTGACTTGAAGGCTACCGATGACTGGAAGAAGTTAATCAAGATCAATCAGAATTCAAGCTGGTTACAGGATGCAACGGGTTTTCAGCAACAGGTCTGGAAGTACAATCTTGATTCGAGTAGTGAGCTTATCGGAAAGAAGAGTTTTAAGGATGGAAATGTGGGGGAGTGGACGTGCAATGACTTCAAAACCAAGGCTGTTATCAGCAACATTAGCGGCTACACTGCATATGGGTATACCAAGTGCATTTGTACGACTAACGCCAATGACCTGTACTGGAATGTCGATTGCAAGGTAAATCCTGGCGACAAGTATTATGTAGAGCTACTAGTTCCCAACTTTTACAGTGCACATGGCGGACGCACAATAAACGTTAGGGGTCTCTTTAGGTACACTAAAGACGGAAAAACTGCTTGGCAACCGGGACCATCTGGTCAAGTTGCAGGCAGTACTACTGGGTGGATTAAAGGTATCATAACCGTGCCAGACGGCATCACAAGCGTAAAGCCATGCATATCAGTCAAAGACAATGGGGTTACCAGCGCTGTCCATCTGACATATGCCAGCTTTACAAAGCTTGATGATTACACTCAGTCAAACATGACGTCAATCAAGCAATCATCAGATGGCATTGGATTAAAAGTTGCTCAATTAGTCGGTGGCTCCGACATATCGAAAATCGATATGACGAGTTCTGCAATTAAAATTGATTCAAAGCATATCTTACTAGATGGTGATGTCGCGATTGACGGAACGACTTTTGCAAAAAAAATCAAAGCAACTGGTATCACGGCCGACATGATGCTGGCCGGCACCATCGATGCGGCTAAAATCAGCGTCATCAATATCGATGCGTCTAAAATCACCACCGGCACGCTGACGGCTAAAATCGCAAAGCTGATAGGTAGCAACAATTCGTGGATGAGCTTAGACGGGTCAGGAATACACGCTGAGGGCGGCACAGCCGCCAACAAGGATCAGTGGACATTTGATCTTGGCAGCACAGGGTATCGTATTAAGCGCCAAGAACCAAAATCGGGCGATTATCGTTGGACGGGTGGATTAGTTTATGGTCAAAATACGGCAAACACTAATTTGAACGGATTAGGATTGATAGTCTGCCCAAGTAGCAGCGGCGGTAATGGGGATGAAATCTCGATTGGCAAGGTTGTTAAAGGTAATTTTGACGGCGGTTATGAATGGAACGCTTCGATGAAGTGGTCTGCGACAGGTTATGGAGGTTTCGGCTCAGGCTTTCACTGGTACGATACGTGTACATTGGAAAATGACAAAGCACGCACAATTTATACGGGAGGAAAGGATCCCTTCTATATCAGGAACATACGCTGGGGTAACAGTGGCTACTATTATCCATCTATACAGGTTGGTTACAACGAAAATACTAAATCATCATCGGGAATCGCGTTTCGTTGGGATGACATAAAGCCGTGGGGAACTATGAACATGGAAAATGTGGAAATTTCCTGTGGCGCTTCTAACAAGCTGAGATTTACGTGGTGTCAGTGGTCCAACTGGTATCAGCAATGGAAGATACCTGCGATTTCCAATCGAGTTTCACCAACTTCCGGGATTGCCTTTGCTTCAGGTGGAATCCGAGAGTTTGCCGGGTCCAAGGTTCGCGATTTATAAAATAGGAGGAAATAATATGACTTTGAAAAAAACAATCATTCTTACGGATACAATCGAAAATGCTAACGGTGACGAAATTGCCGAAATGCAAACATATTTAACAGGCGATGGCAGCACACCTGTCGTTAGAACGATGGGGCTATCAGAGCCAATCGGCTATTCTGATGATGGCAGGGCTATTTTGCCTGAACAAGACGATAAGGTTATCGAGAAACGTCAACAGGAATTTATGGCAGCAGCCATTGCAGAGCAAAAGGACTTCTGCAAGCAAAACGGTGTAGATCCGTCATTAGTTAACATTATTGGAGCAGAAAATAAGGAGGATAAGTAATGGATACTGAAAAATTACAAAAAATCATCAGCAATCTTGCTGCTGAAATTGGTAATCTTAATATCAAATTAGCTAACTTAGCAGTTGAAAATGAAAAATTGCAACAAATGGTAGCAGAAGCAAATCAAAAGAAAGAAGAGGAGTAGCAATGGCACTTACGAAACAAAAAACAGTCAACCTTTCTGGAGAATCAAGAATAGGAGATGAATTGGTGGCACGTTTTTCGGCGCAAGTATCATCTAATGATGCGTTGAGTCAAGATATCGTTACAACAATTGCCAACGTTGATCTTTATCGCAAGAATTCCAAAGCTGTAAGAGATGATGCAAATTCGTTCAGAGAATTTGTTTACTCTGTGCAAGACCAGGTTTACTCAGAAACTGAAACAGAATAATAACTATAGCTGCGGGTGGACGGGTAGGATAAAAGGAGTTGAACTATATGTCATTACATGAACTTTATTTTGAACATTTTGAAAAACTGATTGACAATCCCGTTTTTTTTGCATTCTTTCTAATCATTCTAGCTGACATCTTGACGGGCTTTTTG